AGCCTCAACAACACTGTCAGGCATTCCTGTGGCCTTTGCCAAAAGCGCGTATCCCTGAAGTTTTTCGGCAAGAATATTGGAATTAAAAAGTTTGAAAGCTTGCGCCACAGTTTGCATGGCTTCTTCACCTTCAATTGCATTATGCAATTTGCCGGGGAATTCTTCCGAAAACTTTTGGTCATTTGCTTTGGCGGCAGGTGAAAGACCAGCCGACTTTGCAAGAACAAGACCTTCGCGCGGAGGAGTTGCTTGCGGAATACCACCACCAGCAGGAGGTGCCGGGATGACATTATTAACTCGCGCTGTTTTTGGATCAAGAGATGCCTTCACCGACTCACCAGCAGCGGCAGTGGTGTTGGGGGCCGCAGCCATTTGAACTGGCGTGTCGCTTGGCGCTGCCCGACGCCATTGATTGCCCTCATTGTCTTCAAAGGGGGCATAACGCTGTTTTTCTTCTTCAAGAAGGCGTTGTTTTTCAACTTCAGCAGCCCGCGCCTCTGGGGAGGTTGTAACATCCAATTCCGCTTTCTTGAGCGCAGCAGCCTGCGCTGCCTTGGCTTGATTGAAGCCGGGCATTGAGGCTGTTGATTGATCCTTCATCGTGACTATGCCGCTCTGGCGAATAGCACTTGCTTGCGCCCGGTACTGTTGAGCGGAAGCGCGATACGCGGCCATTGATGATGGATCTTCAGCAGACGCAACAGCAGCTTGATCGAACCTATCCGCCAAAGCTAATAGGTTGTGCGGATTGGACTGAGGGTCAACATTTTCCCAAAATGAGCTGTTAGGAGAAGGGATAGGAGCCGCTGGCGTCTTATCTTTATCTTCAACCGGAGAAGGCACAAGACCGCCAGCCGGAGGAATGGCCGGCGCGGCATTATTAAGAGTGCTTGGCTGTGCCCCGCCAACAGATGGGGGAGCAACCGTAGTTTTAGCGGTTGGAACAGGAGCCAAAGGTTGCACAGGTGCAACATTTCCACTTAATGCCGCAGCGGCAGCCTTGGCTGCTTCAATTCTACGTTTGCTCTCAGCTTCTTTGAGCGCAACTTCACGCTCAGTCAAACCAATCTGTTGCTGTTGGAGCCCAAATCCTTGTTTGCGGAGTGCCTCTTCCTGCGCCAGTTTTTCCTTGTTCAGCCCAAACTCCTGCTGCTTACCAAACGCAGCCGCACCGCCGACCAACCCTTCACCAAGGCGCTGAGAGAAACGATACTTGTCAGAAGCAAGCATGGTGCCAAGGCCCGCAATCAACGGAACCCAGAAGCTGCTGTCCGTAGGAACGGCATCGGGCAAGATCTTGCCAATAGTCCGTTCAAACGGGCCAGCATCAGTCTTAGGCGCGAGGCCGGTAGCTGTGGCAACTTGGACGGGCTTCTGTCCGCCAACATTAGCGGGAGGGGCCATTCCCATATGGCGATAAACATTTTCGACATAGTTAGGATCGCCGCCACCATTGTATGCCCTCAAACCCTTGGCAACTTCTTCAGGATTGTTCCAATCCTTAACGCCAGCCGCTTGGCCGCGAGCGGCAAGATACTTTGCACCAAACAAAATATTCTGTTCAGGATCGCGAAGCGTTTCAGGATCAACGCCTGCCATTCCAAAGCCCGGCTTTTTAGCAGTGCTAGGAAGAACTTGCGTTAGCCCAATTTCACCTGCCTTACCAACAGCGTTAGGATTAAATTTTGATTCTTGTGTAATTTGCGCGCGCAGCAAATCAGCAGGAATGCCAGTTTCCTTAGAAGCCCGGCCAATCATGGCGTCATAATCAGGTTTTTGGCTTGCGGAGACAGGGGGGCCAGCCACCTGCACCGTAGGCTCAGGCGAAAGCCCCCCTGCAACATCCTCCATTGTCATAGCACTAGAAGGCGCAAGCCCAACGGGATTCTCCTCAACGTCACTCCCAAACGCATACCCCGTCCTCCCACCCGCCGCACGGGCAGGGCGGCTGATAGCCTCATGGGCTCCCAAAGCGGCTTTGGACAGAGCGAACATGTACTCCTGCGTCCTGCGGGGCAGAAAGTCAGTGATGTCGCCACCCGTCTGCTGGGCCTTCTGGATGGCGGCGTCAACGACCTTGGTGCCAACGTCCATTGCCGCAGCGGCAAGAAGCGGGTTGTTGTCATAACGCTGGAGCAGGTTGTCGAAGGACTTTGACATCGCCTGATCTTTGGGATTGTTGGGGTCAACCAGCGCACCGCCACCGGCCTTGCCAACACGACCGCCTGTGGCAAGAAACATCATAGCCAATTTTCCAACAGTCATGGCCGCACTAGCCAAACCGCCAAGACTACTTCCACCGGACTCATTATCTAACCCACCGGCGTTTCCTTTCATCCGGTCCATCTCAGCCTTAAGCTCCGCAGGCGTTTTGGTGCCGCCCATGACTACTTGGCTCATCGGCGTTTCCATTCCCTCATTACCGGGAATGCCAGCATAGCCTTGCTTAAGATCATCAAGGCCGGGGATGCCGCCAAGACCAAAAGTGGCTCGCCCGCCGGAATTGTGGCCAATGCGACCGCCGTTGGCGGCAAACAAGCTACTCCAATCAGCTGTACCACCAGTAAGGTCGGGCATTTCTGTGCCCAATGACGCAACTTCAGGGTTTAACCCGCCAAGGTTGGCAGCGTTATCGCCAAAAATCTTAAATCCATTGCTGGGCGCATTAAGCCCTCCTGCAGCATCTTTTGCAGCTTGGCTGGCGGCGTCTTTTTTATCAAAAAGCGCCTGAACATCTTGTGCACCAGTTGTTTTGGGGCCGCTCAATTTACTATAAAGTTTGCTTCCCGCCTCACCCAAGCTGGCGATGCTGGTGCCCATACCAATGGCTTCTTTTACGCCGCTCTGTTGCTGCGGCAAGATGCTCGCCTGCGGTTGGAGCATTCTGTTTTGGCCAGCGCCGCCCTGAGAGGGAGGCACATACCCAGCCGCCCCTGCGCCGGGGGCGCCTGCAAACATGGCCGCTTGAGCTTGTACCGTGCCGTAGGGGTCGCCGGGACTATATTCATTAATGGCCTGACGCAGGTGGCTGCTCATATCAAAACCACCCTTGGCATATCCTGCACGACCACCATCCGCAAAACCTGAACGGCCACCAGCACTCATGCTAGATGCACCCTTGCCCGAGGCTGGCTGCGGCGAGCTTGCGCCCTTGCCGGTAGCCTGCGGGGCTTGCTGTTGACCGCCCATCAATTCTGGGTTGATGCCGCTGCCACCCCATCCGGGCGCATTGTAATACTGAGCCTGTTGCTGAGACGGGGCCGCGCCCTTACCTGTCGCCTGCGGAGCTTGTTGAGCATACTGATTGTAACCGCCCATTTGCGGAGGCATCCCGTAGCCCTGCGGCATCCCATACTGCGCTCGCATACCGCCATACTGCATAGCACCAGCATAGTCAGGGGCGCCGCCGTACTGCTGGGATGAACCGAAGTTAGGCATTCCGTAGTTGCTGGGCTGGCCGTAACCGCCAAAACCGCCACCATAGCCACCCAAGCCGCCACCGTAGCCGCCAAAACCGCCCAACGGCATAGCATCGCCATATGTGCCGCCGATAGGCTGCCCATAGCCACCGTAGCCGCCCCGCATGGCAGACATATTGCCGTAGCCGGCACCCTGCGACTGACCATAGCCGCCAAAGGGCTGATTCATATAATTATTAATGTACTGCGTAAGAGGCGAATTGGGATTTTGCGCTATATTGCTTTGAACAGCCTGATTGAACGTATTGCCAAATTGTCCCGGCGCAATTGCGCCAGAAGACATTTGACCTGTCCAATAGTTCAGCTCATTTCGCGAAGGAGCATATTGACTGCCGGGGGTCCGACCAATCGCCGAATAGGCGTTAACGACCTGCGATTGCTGGGGCGTTAAACCTGTAAAGTCACCAGCCGAAAACGCCCCGTATTGATTTTGAACAGGCATAACAGCTTGCGAGAATTTTCCCGCATCGTAAGTCAGCGGCGTTCCTTTAAGGGCGTCAACATCGCCAGCCTTCAATTTTGCAGGCTGGGAATTTGCGATGTTGTACTTGATTTGATCCAAGCTCATGCCAGCGTTAAGCATGTCCTGATATTTGCGAGCGGAAGCTCCATCAATATCTTTACCAACCGCCTCTTTAAAAGCAGATGCAATGTCAGGGTTAAGCCCACTGACACTACGATAATCTGCATTGGATTGCATGTATGGCTGCGTCAACTTGGCAATGTCTGAGGTAGGATTTGCCGCGTTATAGGCTTGTGCGCCTGCGGTAAATTGGGAGTAAAATTGATCGGGAGATATTTGGCCCGATTTCAGTTTGTTCATCCAATAGTCGTAACCGCCCTGATCAATGGTATTGGCAGTAGTGCCAATATCTTTACGACCAATTTGGCCGTAAGCATTTCGGATGAGGCTGTCGTAATCGTTAGGGTTTGCGGAAGTTGTATTCCCGCCATCAGCATACCCGCCGCGCCCGTACAAGCCCGGCTCATACACCGCGCCGCCTTGGCTATCAGGCACAAGCCCGCCAGAAGCATAACCATCGCCCATGCGACCGCCGCGCTGACCTGTGCGTTGGGCACTTGTAGTAGAACCAGACAAGGCTCCGGTGCCTTCGGCAATGTTTGCAAGATATTGACCAACTTGGAATGGATAACCTTGCTGCTGCAAGAACTGATTATACAGCGCCGTCTTGCCCGCCTGTTCAGTCTGCTGTTGTTGCTGTCCGGCGGCCATCTGAGCCTGTGCAGCGGCAATCTGCGCCGCTTGGTTTTGCAAACCAAGATTGCCGATGTTCATGCCGCCAGCCTGCTGAATACCGGCGGTTTGCGCGGCGTTGCCGAAGATGTTCTGGCCAATGCCAGCCGCAGCCTGTGAACCTTGAAGGCCCTGTGTAAATTGTTGATTTCCAAGGCCCTGAATGGCCTGACCCTGACCAATGTTCTGTGCGTACAGATTTTGACCAAGTTGGCCTAACTGAGCGCCAGCGCCGAGGTTTTGGGTGTATCCCTGCTGGCCAAGCTGACCAATCTGAGCGCCAGTACCGAGAGCCTGACCATACTGTTGTTGCCCAAGGGCGGCGAGGCCCTGACCAACGCCAAGTTGTTGGGCGTATTGCTGTTGACCAAGTGCGCCAAGTTGTTGTCCAGCACCAAGTTGCTGGGCATATTGTTGCTGGCCAAGTGCCGCAGCCTGCGCCGCCGCCTGTTGTTGAGCCGCACGATTGGCTTGAGCAGCTCCAAGGCCGATGCCCTGCTGTTGTTGGGCAGCGGCTTGTGCTTGTCCATAGCCAGACTGAAGAAGGTTAGCCATTGTAGCTTGATTGGCAAGGTTTTGCTGGCGAGCAAGATTGGCCTGCTCAATACCAGATCGGTTCCCACCAAATGCGCCAGACTGGATTGCCTTACCCTGCAAAGCAGAACGCTGTTGGGCATTCTCCTGCGCTTGCAATGCCTGTTGCGCCTGAACCACATCCTTCATGTACGGATTCATGTACTGGGAATAGTCCAGTTCATTAGGGTTAACGGCTTGCGTCCCTTGCTGCAAATATTGTTGCGCTTGAGCGTTTAAGGGTTGCGCAGCAAAAAGACTATTGCCAACAAGGCCAGCGGCAATTTGATTAAACGGCTGCGCGGTCTGTAATGCCCCGGTGTAATAAGGTTGCGCCTGATTGGCATATTGCTGACCAGTTTGAATAGCTCGCTGGGTCAAGTCCGTAGCGCCGCCAAGGTACTGTTGGCCCTGACCAAGACCCTGTTGCGTCAACTGCCCCATTTGGTTCATGTAGGGAGCGGCAGAGTCCATCGCGTTAAAGATATTCTTGCCAGCGGCTTGATTGTAAGCCGTGCCCTGCTGCTGGGCCTGACTGATGCCTTGCAATGCAGCTTCGTCAATGGCATTAACTTTGTTTTGACCAGTTACGGCAGTATTAATGCCTGCCCTTTGTAATTGTTGGCCTTCTTTAACATCAGGTGTTGCCATGCCCTGCAAAGCATTAATGTTAGCAATACCGGATTGCTGGGAAGATGATAGAGGCGCTACAAACGCCTCTGGGGTATTGGAATACGGTGTAAAAGGCGTTGTCGCCACGTTTTCGGCGCGAGCGTTGACGGCGTTGTAGCGCGCCATAACTTCGGCGGGGATACTGACAGTCTGTGAACTTGATCCGCCCTTGCCGCCGCCCATATTAATGCTCCATCATAGGATATTCGCCAGTCTGGGCTCCGTATAGGAAGAATGCACCAGTTGGCGGGCCTAATTGCCGCTCATACAACCTGATCTTACCCGCCGTCCGTTCGTTGGATAATACCCCAATAAGCAGGGGAATACCAAGTTCGTCCGCCGTCTGCTTGGCAAATTCAACCAACTTGCGCGCGCGACCATCTCTATGCTTGCGATGATCAGGGTGGATGAAAATTGCCTTTTCCTCCAATACCATATCATTACTGTACCACATTGGGCCAACTCGCAAAAGGATAGCTCCCTCAATAGGGCCATTCTCTTTGCCAATAATTCCAATGAGACCGTAATTCAGGTTGAGAGCTTGCCATAACTCATTGAGAAGCTTGATTTTATCCGGGTTCCTAAACCCATTTTCGGCGCAAGCCATCATGGACAATTCCATAGTTTCATGGATGTCGCCCGGTGTGCCAACCCTGATTTTCAGTTCATCGCTCATGGTTTTTCCCTCTCAGTTTTTCTTCGGGCCCGGTAGGGCCTTCAGAGTTTTAATGGTTTTGGCGCGCATCCCCGTTACAAAACCATCGAAAGCTTCATGTCCCGCATCCATATCGCCATCGCCAGCCCACGTCACTTCATGAGGCGTTACGACATATTCCCCACCCGCAGCCACAATCGGGACGGCGCGCACCGGGCCGCCATCGGCCTTGGGCATTTTCTTAGCCCCGTTCAGAATCTGGTTCATTTGCTTAAAGCCAGACATGGTGTTTCCCTCGCCCATCGCACTGATGATGTCAGCGGGAATAACGTAGGAGCCAGAGGCAACGTGCATGGGCAGATGGTCAGTGCGGCCAGAAACAGGGCTGTGGATTGGCCCCTCATGAATAACTTCAGCGCCGGGCGTAGGTTTCTGCATGAAGGCGGGCGTATGGCCACCAAATGCTCTGGTCTTGCGGGCGGTGCTAAGGGCCGCTGCTATGGCCTGATCGCGAGGATGACCGGACCCAATCATCTCAGAGATGTTGTGGCTGATGGTCTTTTGAGATTTTCCGCGCGATAGGGGCATTATCTTATCCCATTGCATACGTTACGTTTACGGATTGTCCCGCACCCGGTTTAATGACCAGACCATTTGTAAATGCCATGCCAGCATCAAAAACACCAATTGTAGCCTGACTGACGCACAAGGCATTAGCCGCATTGGCATTTGCAACAGAATTGGCGTTATGAATGGTTCCAGCAGCGCCCGCAACCAAAATGGAGTATCTAACCAAATACCCTGCGCCCGAAACCACCAATGTGTTGGCCGTAACAGTTGAAGATGTGATGGTCCCCAAAGTCCGCAAATTAGATTGCGCCAAACCATTGATGGCAATCACACCATTGCGCTGGGTAGTGAGGATGTCATCTAAGGAAGCGGCCATTAGAACTTCCCATCGGGTTGAGTGCGGTAGCGCATGTTACCAGTACGCCAGAAGCTGTTTACGTCACTGCTACTGATCTTGATCGACACCAATCTACCCCGAAACCTTGGAGATATGAAAGTTGTAGATTGCGTAAGATTGTAGGGTCCATAGGCAACCGGCGTCTGGCCGGGGTAATCAGCCGCATAAAAAGTTAACTGTATCTGAGCAGTAGGAGTTTGGTAAACCGTTGTACCGTTTTCGGTGCCACTAAAATAGCCCCACTTCATGTCAGGCCAAACTTGATCGACAAACATCTTCAATTCAGCTTCGGCTATTTCAAAATAGCCGGTCTGGAAGTTGGACAACATGGGAACGTCATTGACGCCATTGGTGGCGGCATTTGTTGAGGTTTCGTGTTGGTAGATGTACTTGTCCGTTCCAGCACCAATCGGCGGCCCGAGAACGCTTTCATTAATCCAAGCCGTGCGGGCAAGGGAGCCGTAGTCCCACTGCTGCAAGACGACGTTGTATTTGACGTAGGCGTTGATCTCGCCGCCATTGCCCTTCATGGGGTAGTACCACGCCACCTCGCCAAATCGGCTATTTACGGCAATACGGATCTTGTCGAGATTGGTGGTGTCCAAATCCTGAAAGATCACGTCCCAAACGGGGCAAGTGATGGGCTGCGGTCCATTGGCCCCCAGCATGTAAAACATGCTTTGACCCATCCAGTAAACGACACCACTCATTGACGCCGCCGCTTTACGTCCAATAAGCCCGCAGCCCGTGCCAATCTCGTTGAATTGGTAGACAAAAGGCAGGCCAACATACTGCATCGACCAGAGGCCAAGATCAGTCCAAATCAGCGTCTGTTGGGCAGCTTGAATGCCCTGAATGATCTTGGAGCCCTTGGGAATGCGATAGGAACCGGCTTGATTGGTTACTGTGGCCGTCCATGTGGTGAAATCGTTAACGTCACACCAGCGGATTAACAGCGGATCTTGGATGCCTGTTTCCGTCGATCCCCACGCAATGATCTGCCTTTGCGGCATGGCCACAACGATACCGGCATTGAGGATTGGGGCGGTGTTGATGACCGCAGAGACCGAGTATCCAGCCGCTGGAGACCACTCGTAAATAGGACCATTTAGGGGGCAAGAGATTAAAATCTCGCCCCAATTGTCTAAGGTCCAATCAGCCGTGGAAATGGTGTTTCCGTTTTGAACAGTTACATTTCCCGTGCCATATCCACCTCGGCCATACCCGCCAATGCCATATCCCGTGCCATTGGGAAGAGGGCCAACGCCAATATAATAGACATAGCGCGCCAAGCCCCCGTTCATGGGGCTGTTTGTAACGGTTGAAGATGCTGTATTGGCGGCAATTATCGTGAAATTATTGGCGTCAATTACCGTTTGAACGGTATAATTTCCATAAAGCGTTATGCCACCAACGGTCGTTGAAACGACAATCGGAAATGTGCTGCCAACAGAATAGCCGTGGCCTGTGAGGGTTACAGTAACGGTTGCGCCAGATGTAACAGTGCTAAATGATGCAACCGTACCCCCATTAGTAACGGTAGAAGTTGCCAGTTGGGGAGCGCCAAGAGTATCAACTGCCGTGATGTGATAGGTATTAGCCGATAATGTGGGATTAGTTGTTGGATAAACGCCAAAAAGCACCAAACCGCCAACTGCAATTGGCGTTTGAATATACACGTTATCCCATTGGTTAATGCTAGATCCGGTATCTGTAATGATAACGTCGCTACTGCCAGAGACAGTGCTAATGCTGACGGCAACATTATTTGTCAAAGTGCGCGGCGTTATGCTGACGACATTTCCATCAAGGATGTAATTTAAGGAAGCTTCAGCGCCAACGGCCAGATAGGAATTGCTGTTGGTATCTTCCCACGCCCACAAACACCGAATGTACGACGAGAAAGGCCCGGCATAGGTAGTCCATCCGCCAAGCTTCTGCACAAGCCCCATGCCCTGCCGATCCGGTACAAACCGGATCAAATCGCCAGATGAAATCGCCGCCTCATTGAGGGTCGGAGTGCGATTAACATCGACGCCGGGGATAAGCTTGAGCGAGGCATGGGGCATGTTTTACCCCCTCGACGGTGAAGCAACAACGGCAGGGGCCTGCGAAGACCATGCCGCAGCCTCAAACTTTTTGCGAGCCTCTTCAACCGTCGCGCCCTTCAGGAGCGCCTGATACTGGGCCTCATAGCTCTGCGCCATCTGCGGGTCATCGGACTGCCGCCCAAAGTTGCGCTGATAGGCCGAAATGTAAATCATGGACGCCATGATAAACACGTCGGGCAAATACAGGCTGATAAAGGTTGTGGTGTTGGTCGAAGACAGGCTCGCCGGGCGGTATGTGCCAACAATCTCCACATAGTAGGTGGCGTCCGAAAACGGACCTACCAAAAAGAGATTGTCATTGAATGGCACAAAATACTGGGGAATGCCCGTATAGGCCGAAGAACCGTAAACGGCGTCTAGATACTCTTTTGTCGTGGGCAAAAGAGGATTTCTAGTGCCAGCGTCGGGATTGATTTGCCCGGCAGGCGTGATGACGTTGATCTGCTCACTGACGACGATTGTGCCTTCTGGAATGGTAATTTGACGGCTTCCACTGGTGATTGTGTAGCCAGTTATGGAAGTAGACGTGAACAGGAAGTCCAAGTCGCGATACATGCGGTTTTCCGCATAGGTAATCATGGCAGGCAGAATGGCCAAATAATTGGCGTCCGTCTGGTCAACGACAGCCATTTCAGCAATTTGCTGCACGTAGCTCATGGTTCCAGAGACGGAACCGTTATATGAAAGACCTGTGGTCACGGGCGGCGCTCCTGCAGAACGTCACCATAGCATTGTTTTGGGTTTTCTGCACCACCCCGACCGGCGCGCATTATTTACCTTAACCTCAACAATGGTTTGCTGGGTGTCTTTGGAGGACCAGCTTACATCCCTCCATACGTCGCAAACAGAGTCATTAGTCGCGACGGTGGCCGTCAGACTTGAGCAGGCTGTCAGGGGAAGTATCAACAACATCGCCAGCACGAATCGCATTTTGCGTCCTCCGAAGCGCGTCCGAGGTAGCCTTTGCCTCAATCTCGGCAATGGCGTCAGACCTGATTTTCATATAGATGCCAAACATTGCCATGATGGCTACAGCGCCAATCATGGCATAGCGCCCAAGCGGGGTAAAAAGCAGGCTAAACACCATGCTTCTCCATATGCTTTTTGCGCCAGAACCAGATGGCCCCCGCAAGAGCAATGACCACCACCATGATGAGAAAGTTAGAATTGCTGAGTAGGCCCATGAGTTTATCTGCCGTGTCAGACGCATCTTGCGCCTGCGCAGCCACCTCCTTAGCAACGCCCAACCCTCCAACGCCCGCCGTGAGAAGCGCAGCATTTCCCTGCTTGCTCTCCACCATTGTCTTTGGAACGATTGCATCAGGCTCCGCGCGTTGTTCCTGCTCATCAATCGGCTCCGCATCAAGATCACGCCACCAACCAGCTTCCGCCCTACGGCGGTTAACGAGGCCCGGCAAAACCTTGCCACCGCCCTTGGTCCACTTCATCAGCTCGGCAGGCACGGCGTCAAATTCGCCTGCATTGATTTTCTTTAACAGCGTGGAAGATTTGAGAGCGCCAACACCAGCGTTATAGGCAAAATCAACCAAAACGTCGAACTGGTTCTGTGTCAAAGGTTGTTTGACAAGGGCCTCTACGCCCTTCTCATACTTCACCAGATCGCGCCGCAGGATGTCATTGGCTTCAACCTGAGTGATCGTCATGCCCTGCACGACCTCGGGGGCGCCAGCGGCAGAGGTGTGGCCATAGCCAATAGTCCAAATGCCAGCCGGGCACTTGTAAGCCTTCAGCTTACATCCTTCAAACTTTTTGAGTAGGGCGTTGATGCCCTCTACGCTCATGTGCATCGTCATTTGTCGGCCTTGTCGTCCAATTTGTCGTAGATGCGCTGGATCATCGTTTCAATGTGATCCATGCGCTTGTCCAAGTCGAGCTTGCTGACGTAGGCTTTCGGTAGATCAACCTCCAATCTATGAAGGTCTTGCCGCAAGTCTTTAACTGCGCCCCATATTTCTCGGGCAAACCATCCTCCGACGCCAACGGCTCCGGCTACAGCAAAATTGAATAAAGATTGCGAATCCATCACGTCGCCTCTGTATCTGGCACCGCAAGTTCGCCCCTCACAAACTTGAGATTTTGCTGTAACCGCTCATCATCAGGCGACTTATCCACAGCTATTTGCGCCTGCTCAATAGATACCTGAGTTAGGCCCAAATGCCAAGCCGCAATGCTTGCAAGATCATGCGGCTGGCTGCCCCAAACCTCTGGGTCTACCGTGTAGACCATTTCCCTGTCAGTAATTTGAAGCGCCCGCATGGCGTAGGCAAAACTCTCCGGCCAACGGTGCTGTCGATACATGAGCATTGCCAATTCGCACCACGGCTCGCGCGTGTTTGGCGCTTCTGCGGCTGCGGCATGGAAGGCTTTTTCAGCATCGGCAGGGTTCCCCAACTCGTTGTAGCACCGGCCCATGACACGATAAGCGTAGCACCGCTCATTTTGCCATGTAGCGCGGGGCAGATTGAGATAAGAGCGGCAAGCGTCAATGCTTTCTTGCCAACGCCAATGAAAGCTCAGTTCACGGGCATAGTAAAAGGCATTGCGGGGGCACTGAGGGTCTTCTTTTACGGAAAGCTCCAAAAGATCCATGTATTGACCACGGCTTTTGGTTGGGTCGGGCTTATGGATGGCAAGGAGCATGTCCGTTTGCGCCCAAACTTCAGCAATTCTGCCGTCGGGCACCGGGTATTCGTGGCAAGGATGGTGCCAGAAGTAGCCGTTTCGAGCGTGGATTTTCTCGTAGTAAAAGGCAATACCACAGCCCCAGTCGAACATGTAGCGGAGGCGGGTTGTTTCTTCTTTCCAGACACGTTCAATTTCCTCACGCCAGCCGGGTTGAAGCTCTTCGTCTAGGTCAAGACTAATACAAACATCAACATCACGAGGAATAAGGGCCAGAACAGCATTCCTAGCAAGATCGAAGCGCCAAGGAGAAATGAATATATTGTGGACCACGGCACCGTGTTTTTTAGCTTTAGCAACTGTTCCATCTGTGCTCCCCGTGTCGCCAATCAGGATTAGATCGGCTTCTTTTGCTGCCTTACAAAACCTATCCACAAACATTTCTTCGTTTTTGCTGATAGCGTACACGCATATCTTCATGGCGCATCCCCCTCGATGATTGCCGTTGAAGTGTCTCTGTCAATGACAAGCCGCCCCTCACAAGCCAAGTTCCAGTCGCCCATCGCAAGCTCGTTGTGACAGGGGACATTCACTTTGAAGTTCTTGAAGAGGTACTCTTTCTCGCCCTCAAACACGCGCCATTTGTGGTCTATGGTGCCCCTGCCGGGCTCACCAGCCGACTTGTTGTAGCGGATGAGGTACTTCATTAGATGACCTCTGCCGCTGGTGCAGGAGCGTTAGCAATCACACCAAGGTTGAAGTGAATGAAGGTCATGGGGTCTTCGGAGGCGTTCTTCGTAAACGAATGGGCGAGCCACGCATTCGTAAAGATCATGCTGCCCTCTTCGGGAGCCACGTTAATGGCGTTGCTGGCTCCGCTAATTTGGGCGGAGTCAAACTCAGGCAAACTGGCCTGAACCTTGCCTGCGCGTGGGTCAAAGAATGTGGCGATGGAGCTATTCTTGGGCGTCTTCAGGAAATAGAAGCCGATGATCTGAGAGCCATGCGCATGAACGTGCTGGTCCATTCCTGAATATTTGTAGTGCTGTTGTGCCCACATTTCGGTGAAGGTGGTGCTAAACTTTGGCATGTCATATCCTTGACTGCCTAAAATACTCCATGCCGTACCGCCGATATACGAGCAAAAATCCTCCAACCGAGGATCTTCAAAGAGGTTGTCGGTCATATAAACAGGGTAGACATCGTTGCAGCTACCCTGTTCTTTTTTGCGCTTCTCAAGATATTCGTCTACGACCGGGCGAACTGCGCCCAAGAACTCTGGTTTTTTAACGACATAGATAGTTGTCGGGAAGCAGTGAATTGGGTTCAGTTCGTCGGTCATATTCCCCCCTCAAGGACGTAGCATTTCAGCTCGCATCTTCTCCATGTTGGCAATTTCCTCTGGTGTCAAATCGCGCACATCCCACGCAAAGACCCATTTGCCATCACGCACAAACGGCTCAGGCGAGCGAGAAACCGTCTGTGTCATCCCGTCATAGACTGGATCAGCATCAATTTCTACATACTGAAGACGGAAACCGTGAATTTTGTAAGCGTCAGTTGTGGGGAATATCTCCACAAAATCTGAATAGTATGTGTAGCCCAAGCCGGGATTGTCCCGCATTAGCTCTTCAGCGCCGTAAGGGTATTCGACAAACTGGTTGTCGATGGTGGTTTTGACGTATCCAGTCACGATTTATCCTCCAAAAACATGGGGGCTTGCTTGGTAAGGAGTTCAATCCTCTCACCCTTGCCAGCCAGTTGCGAGAAGACCTGCTTGATATGCGGGACGATCTTGGTCTCAAAGTCAGGATGACACCGCATGGTGTTTAGGTGATCGTGCGGGATGCTGCCTTGCGACAGCAAGAAATTCTCCACACGCCCCTGAAGCTCGCCCAGCCACTCATCGCGCTGCATGGCCTCGTTGGCCTCCAACATGGGAAGGTGGCCGTACTTGCGCTGCGGCTCAAGCTCGTCCATCAGGTCATTGATGGCCTTCAGCTCCATAATGGCGGCTTCGTGGTTGTTCCGCCATGTGTCTTCAGCCGACTTGCACTCAATGATGGTGGCCTCGGCAACCATCCGCTCCCACGGCTTCTTGTCAGGGTCTGCGAGGATTGCATCGTTCTCCATAATCTTGGCTTCGCGCTTCATCTTTTGCGACTTGGAGTGTTCAACCTTCACTTCCATGTCGATCTTCTGTCCATACAATAGCGCCCACGCCCCATCGGGCGTGTAGCAAGAGCCCGCCATGAAATAGCGAAGCTGAAAGTCCGAGTTGTTGCGATGCGGTTTGCTGTTCATTAAATGACCCCATAGTTTCCGTTAGATGCTGCTGAGCCTTGATATGTTGGAACACTAGCCGCTGTAGCCGATACATTGGTACAAGCAGAATATGTATATTTATTTCTTAATGCGTTACTAATGCAGGAACTGCCTAATGCAAATATGCCTATAGTGCTGTTTCCCGCAGCACTACCTTGATTTGTTGTTGCAGTTGATGCTGTAGCGGAAGCACTTGTATCATTAGAGTATGTATACTTATTACGAGTAGTTGATGGAGTTCCGCCACCACCAGTAATTCCTAAAGCAAATATACCATTTGTACTATTTCCAGCAGCAGACCCACCATACGACACAACACTTGCCGCAGCTCCGGATGATACGACGCAACCAGAATAGATGTATTTGTTACGGGTTGTTACTCCACAAGGAGCGGCCCCTAACGCAAATATACCAGCAGTTGCGTTGCCTGCTGCTGAACCCAATCTTGCAGCCGAGGTAGCCGACGTTCCGCATGTACTTGTGCAACTAGAATATATATATTTATTTCGAATTGCTGTGGTTCCTACACCATTACTTGAAATTGCAAATATGCCTACAGTTGAATTGCCTGTTGCCGAACCATAAACGGAACCGCGACAAGCCGCAGTAGCAGCGCCACTAGTACAAGAAGCATAAATATATTTATTGCGGGTTGATAAAACTGTTCCAGAATTGTTTACGCCTAAAGCAAAAATGCCATTTGTAGAATTTCCGGCGGCCGTACCAGCCCCACTTGCCACTGATGCAGATGCGCCAGCAGTAACTGAACAACCAGAGTAAATGTATTTATCACGAACAGCCGTGGCAACACCCGGCGTGTTTGTCGTACCAAGCGCAAAAATACTAAATGTCCCATCAATCAATCCAGCCGTCGGCCAAACCCCCGCCTTCTGCCACCCAACCATCTGGTCAATGGTCCACACGCCAGAAGCTGCGCCGCACTGGAACGGCCCAGCAGGCGTGACGGGGGTCTTGGTAATCAGTCCACCTTGATATGTGCGGGACATTAGTTTGTCACTCCACAAATTCCATTTGATGCAGCAGAGCCCTCAGCAGTTGCATTTGTAGCTGCTGTAGCAGTTGAATTTGTGCAACTAGAATATGTATATTTGTTACGGGTCGTTGTACAATTTCCCATCGCAAATATTCCACGTATGCTATTACCAGCAGCAGAACCAGATGCTGTAGCTGCCGTAGAAGCTGTAGCAGATGCAACTACACAACCAGAATATGTGTATTTATTTCTTGTTGTAGAGGCAGATGGTGCATAACCCAAAGCAAATATACCCAAAGAACTATTACCAGCCGCTGCACCACCAGACGATGCACAAGTTGCAGCGGTTGCCGTTGCATTCGTATCTCCAGAATAGGTATATTTATTACGAGTTGTAATTACAACACCACAAATAGTTCCCAACGCAAATATACCAATTGTTGAATTTCCTGCCGCAGACTGACCAGACCCAGCTCCAGTAGATGCTGTTGCACATACTGATGTACCAGAAGAATAAGTATATTTATTCCTTGTTGTAACATTGCCCGTAGACAAATTTCCTAAAGCAAAAATTCCAATACATTTATTACCTGCTGCCGCTCCTCTGGCTGATGCCGCACTTGCTGCCGTGCCAGATGATACAACGCAGCCAACATATGTATATTTGTCTCTTGTTGTAGACCTTGTGGCAACCGCATATCCAAGTGCAAAAATACCAACTGTATTATTCCCAACGGCAGATCCGCCATAAGAAGCTGTAGACGCAGCGCCTCCAGATGTTACAACGCAACTTGCAAAAGTATATTTACTTCTATTTGTTAAAGCCGTTCCAGCACATGCTCCCAAAGCAAAAATGCCAAAAGTGCCATCAATCCCCGTCCAATTCCCCGCCGCCACAGCCTGCATCTGCTGGTTCAGCGGCCAAACGCCAGAATATGGCGTAACCGCGCCAGTTTTTAAGGCGCTAACGATGCTGCCTATATAACGTTTGGACATGGGGTATCCTTACGAGATCAGCTCATAGGAAACGCTAAACGTGATCTTACTCGCCGTGCCGCTCGTGACCGTGATCGACGTTCCCTCCATCAGATAGATGTTGGTCGTCTTATCCGCAACTATCAGCGAGGCGTTGGCGGGCACAGAAACCGTCGAAATGATTGGATATGCCGTGCCGCCAGCGGGAGCCGAGCCCTGAGCTACAGCGCCGTTGGTGTAGATCGACACCGTAGCGTTGACGGCGTTCGTGCCATCGACGTTAGAAGCTACAATCTGGTTGACCCGCATCACTGTGCCGCTTGCGGCGGCATTGGGAAGCAGAACAACCGCCGACGTGCCAGACGGGGTGTAGTAGGTAGTAACGCCGTAAATGGCCGTTACGGCGGCGATATTTGGGTTTGCCACGGCGAGTTCTCCTAAAGTCCGAATAGAATGGCGAACGTGATCGCCGTTGCGTTGGATACACTACCTGTGGGGCCAGTGGCCCCAGTCGGGCCTGTTGGCCCCGCTACTGTAGAGTTTGCACCAGTTGGCCCCGTAGGTCCAGTGGGGCCATTGGTTCCGGCGCTTCCCGTAGGCCCGGTAGGCCCTGCTACCGATGACCCAGCCCCTGTTGGGCCGGTCGGGCCTGTTGTTCCGGCCCCCGTAGGACCAGTAGGTCCAGCGGCTGTTGAGGCCGCGCCAGTTGGT